ACGACTTCCACCGGCAACTTCTTCGCCGGTGGCATGCTCATTCATAATTGTCCCTGGTTCCCCATCGACCATGAGCCCGTGCAGCGTGTCGTGGCCGAGCCCGTGCGCAAGGCGTTCCGCCCGATCACCATGAGCCGCTTCGGGCTGGCGATGGCCGAGCAGGCGGGCATTGACGCCGCCTACGTGCCGCATGGCGTCGAATCCGACGTGTTCCGGCCCGGCGACAAGGCGGCGGCCAGGGAGCGCACGGGCCTCCCACAGGACCGCTTCATCGTGGGCATGGTGGCCGCCAACAAGGGGCAGCCGAGCCGCAAGGCCCTACCGCAACACCTGGAGGCGTTCGCGCAGTTCCACCGTGCGCACCCGGACAGCCTGCTGTACCTGCACACGCTGGCGGCACGGCATGGCGAGCACCAGGGCGTGAACATCCCCGAGCTGTGCGAGCTGCTGGGGATTGCGGAGGCGGTGCGGCTGCCCGATCACCACCGCTACATGCTCGGCTTCCCCGACGAGCAGATGGTGGACCTCTACCGCTCGATGGACGTGTTCGCCAACGTGAGCATGGGCGAGGGCTTCGGCATCCCGATCCTCGAGGCGCAAGCCTGCGGCGTGCCCGTCATCGTGGGCGACTGGACGGCCATGTCGGAGCTGTGCTTCGCGGGCTGGGCGGTGGACAAGGCGGATGCGCTGCGCACATGGACGGCGCTCGGCTCGTATCAGTTCACCCCGCGCCCCGAAGCGATCACCGAATGCCTGGAGCTGGCGTACTCGGCGGATCTGGCGGACCTGGGTGCCGCTGCGCGCGAGCGGGCGCTTCCCTACGACGCGGACACCGTGGCCGCCGACTACTGGCGGCCCGTGCTGGACGACATCGAGGAGCGCATCACGGTGCCCGTGGGGCGGTCGTTCGCGCGGGCCATCGCCGTATGAGCGCCGCGGTGCTGCACCTGGGTTGCGGGACGCGCCCGCTGGCGGGGGCCATCAATCACGACAAGCGGCCCGCCGCGGGCGTGGACGTGGCGCACGATCTGGAGCGCCTGCCCTGGCCGTGGGCGGATGGCGCGTTCGGCAAGATCATCGCGCTGGACGTGATGGAGCACCTGCGGCTGGACGTGGCCGAGTGGCTGGATGAGTGCTGGCGCATCCTGCAAGCGGGCGGGACGCTGGCGCTGCGGCTGCCCGCCTGGGACCACGAGAACAGCCACATCGACCCGACGCACCGCCGCCTGTTCCACCCGCTCTCCTTCGGCTACTGGGATCGGCGCACGGACTACTGGCGCGACTACGGGAGCATCTACTTCGAGGAGTCGGGCCGCTGGTGGCGGGTGGAGTCTGTGGAGCGGCTGGACGCGGGTGCGAACCTGGGCTACGTGCTGGTGAAGGAGGCGCAGGGATGAGGCTGTCCATCCTGTGCGTCACCAGGGGTGATGATGCCGTGTTGCCGTTCATAGATCGGATGTGCAGGGATGCGCTCGATCTAGGCGCGGAGATTCTGGTCTGCGTAGATGGTGAGCCCACACGGGTGCTGCTGGCGCTGGTGGGATCGCGGCAACTCCACCGGGTCCAGTCGGCGGGCTACATCGAGAGCGTGCTGGATGAAGCGGTCGCCTACTGCCGCGGCGAGTACGTGCTCCGACTGGATGACGATGAGCGCATAAGTCCCGCGCTACTCGGCTGGCTGAATGGCGAGCACTACCTGGGTGCCGACCACTGGGCATTCCCGCGCGCCAACCTGTGGGGCGACTCGGGCAGCGTGCTGGTCAATCCGCCGCTGTGGCCCGACCTGCAAACCCGCCTCTCCATCAAGCCGAAGGCGGGCGGGCGGTACGGCGTCCACGACGGCAGCCCGTTCGGGACGGGGCGCGTCGCCCCCGCCGTGATCGAGCACCACAAGTACCTGATAAAGGGTAGGGCCGAACGGGAGGCGCAGGCGGCGCGCTACGACGCGCTCAGGGCGGGGGCGGGCACGAGCGACCCGTTCTGGCCGTTCATGGTGCCGGAGGCGGCATTCTGGGATGGGCTGATGGTGGCGTCGCTGGGTAATGGTGATGCGGATGCGATAGAGAATGAGGACTGGTTACAAGTGATGCCATGACCATGTTGCTGCCCCATCTGGAGACGAACGTCACGCTCGCCTGTCAGCTCAAGTGCGTGGGCTGCAACCACTACACGCCGCTGCGCAAGAGCGCCGAGAAGGCCGACCCCGAGCAGATTGGCCGCGACCTAACCGCGCTGCGCGAGGTGGCCCGTACCGCCATCTGGGCGGCGCTGGGCGGCGAGCCGCTGCTGCACCCGCAGCTCGTGGAGATTCTGGGCATCGTGCGGGCCACGGGCGTGGCGGACATGATCGAGGTGTGGAGCAACGGCCTGCTGCTCAGGAAGCAGCCGCCCACGTTCTGGCAGGCGTTCGACAAGCTGGTAGTGTCCGTCTATCCAGACCAGCACTCGGACGACGATCTGCGCTGGATGTTCCGCACCGCGAAGGAGCATGGGCGGCAAGTCGAGTTCAAGGATGCCAGGGGCGCGGGCTACTTCCGCACCCTGCTGTACGATCGCCTCGCCACCGAGGAAGAGGCGCGGGCCATCTACCAATCCTGCTGGTATCGCACCTACTGCCATGTGGTGGACGCGGGCGTGTTTTACCGCTGCTGCACCAGCCCCTTCGTGGCCCCGCTGATCCTGGGGCTGCCGAAGGGCACGGACGGCATCCCGCTGGAAGGGCTGACCGAGGAGCGACTGGCGGCATTCCTGCACCAGGAGCAAGTGCCCGCCGCCTGCTACCGCTGCGCCGGCCATGCGGGGCCGCCTATCCAGTGGAAGGAAGCGGACAGCCGCCAGACGTGGCTCGCCGAGAGCATGGGGGCGCGGGCCTGATGGCGCTGCGGCTGCTCTCCGAGGGCGCGCTGGCCCAGATGCGGACGCTGCTGGAAGCCACGCTCATCGACACCGCCACGGTGACCACCGTGACCAGCTCGGTGGACGCGATGGGGAGCTGGACGGAGAGTCAGGCGCACAGTGCCGCCATCGCCTGCCGGATCACCGCGCCGATCCGCCTGGGGCACGAGGGCGTGACGGCGGACACCATCGAGGCGTTCGCGGAGTGGGTGATCGTGTTCAGCACGCGGCAGCTCGCCGCGGCCGGCATCGCCATCACGGAGCGCAGCCTGATCGTGGCGCGCGGCGTCACCTATCAGGTTCGCCAGGTGCAGGCGCCGCGCACCCACGACATCAGCACCCGCGTGCTCGTGGTCAAGGCCACCTGATGGGCTTCCTGAGCGTCAACATCGAGCTGGACACGGCAGGCCTCGACAGGCGCCTGCGCCAGATGCCCGCGCGCATCCAGACGGCGCGCAGGCAAGCGGCCGAGAATATCCGTCGGGGCGCGGCCAATCGCAGCCGCGTCCGCACGGGCAAGATGCAGAAGGGCTGGAGCGTGGAGCACGGCCCCGAAGATAGCCTGGTATTCAACGACGTGCCGTACACCGTCTACAACGAGTATGGGACGCACCGCATGAGCGCCCAGCCGATGCTCGTGCCCGCCGTGGAGGAGGAGCGCGGGCGGTTCGTGGACGCGATCACGGCCGAGATCTTGGAGACGCCGTGAACATCCTTGACACGGCGCTCCGCGCGAAGCTGGCCGCCGATAGCACGCTGATCGGCCTGCTGGGCGGAACAGCAATCTTCAATACCCTTGCCCCACAAGGCAGCACCTATCCGCAGGTGCAGTTCAGCGTGATGGCGGGCACCGACGACAACGACTCGATGCGGCGGGCGCGCCAGATGGTCTACCTCGTCAAGGGCGTGTCGCAGAACGGCCTGACCGCGGCGGGTGCCATTGACGACCGCATCGACACCATCCTGCACCACGCCAGCCTGAGCGTGACGGGCTGGGGCGTGTTCTGGGTGGCGCGCGAGAGTGACGTCCGCTACGCGGAGCAGGCCGAGGACGGCAAGACCTACTTCCATGCGGGCGGGCTCTACAGGATTCGCCTGGAGACTTCGCCCTAACAGTCGGCTCGGAGTGAGCCACGGCCCGCCCCCTCCATCGGAGGGGGTTTTCTTGTGCCCCGAGCGGGCGGGAGGATGACATGCCGCGTTTCGTGCCGGGGCAGAACAGCCCCGTATTCCAGTGGGTCTGGACGGGCGGGACCGCGACGCTCCAGACCGACTATCGCACCGCCGCCGTGCAGAGCGGCGTCGGCCTTGTCGAATCGACCGCGGGCGCCGACTCGCATGACCAGTGGCTCCCCACCACCCAGAACGGCGAGTTCACGCTCGGCATCCTGCACACCGGCGGGACCGGGGTGTGGACGGCGCTCGCGCCCGGCAACAACGGGACCATCATCGGCGGGCCGCAAGGCACGGCGGCGGGCAGCATCAAGCACACGATCCCGGCTGTGGTGGCGCAGCGCAACGGCGCCTATCCCTACAAGGACGTGGCGACCATCGAGGTGACATTCAGGGAGACGAACACCCGCACGGACGGCGTGTACTGATGGCCGAGCAGGGGGACGGCGAGGCGGTCGCGGGGGCGGCCGACACCGAGCAGAAGCGGCTACTCGAGCCGACGTTCAAGGTGGCGGGGAAATCCGTCACGCTGCGCAAGCGGCTACCCGCCAGCGAGGGCGGCAAGGTCTACGGGCTGCTGCAAGCGGGCAGCATGACCGACATGCTCACCTACGCGCCGTTCCTGGCGCTGCTCATCGAGGCGTGGGGCTTCGACGGCGATCCGCGCGACCCCGCCTCCTACGACGCGCTGGACACGCCCGGCGAGCTCATGCCGTTGATTAGTGAAGTGACGCGGCGCTGGTCGGCGCGCGTGGACGCGGCGAGCCCAAAAGCGTAGACGACGATCTGGGCGCGACGGTCTACCTGGCGCTGCGGTTCGGCGGCGAAGTGGATTACGACACGAGTTACAAGGTCAATCGCTTGCTGCTGGCGGAAAGGTTCCACTGGACGTTGGACTACATCGACGGCCTGGACATCCTCGACATCTCCGAGACGCAGGCCATCCTGCGCGCCCTGGATTTGGCGCGTCGCCCGAGCGGGGGTAACTGATGGCGGTCGGCGGGAGCGGCGGCGGGACCATCGCCAACCTCCAAGTCAATGTCGGCGCCGACGTGGCGGCGGCCTTGCTGGGCTTCGCCACGCTCCAGGGCGCCATCGGCATGCTGGTGAATCAGGTCAAGCAGTTCATCAGCACCGGCATCGAGTTCGACGCGATGCTGGAGAGCACGCAGCTCCAATTCAAGACGCTCATGGGCTCCGCGGCCGAAGCGAATACTCACGTCAAGGAGTTGTTCGACCTGGCGGCGCACACGCCGTTCACGTTCGAGAGCGTCAGCGTCGCCAGCCGCCAATTGGAAGTATTCGGCGGGGCGGCGCTCGACACGCAGAAGAACCTCGTCATGCTGGGCGACGCCGCCGCAGCCACGGGCGCCCCCATCGAACAGGTCACGTTCTGGACGGGCCGCCTCTACTCCGCGCTCGAAGCGGGGAAGCCGATTGGCGAATCCGCGCGCTGGTTGCAGCAGATGGGCGTGATGAGCGCCCAGGCCCGCATGGAGATTGAGCATCTCCAATCCGAGGGCAAGAGCGGTCCGGAGATTTGGAAGGCGTACACCGACAGCCTGCAGCGCTTCGGCGGCGCCATGAAGGAGCAGGAGGGCACCTGGCGCGGCTTGACCAGCACCATGCAAGACTTGTCGGCGCAGCTATCCGGCGAGACGTTGGGGCCGGCGTTCAAGAGCCTGGAAGCCGACCTGAAGCAGATCAACACCACGCTTGGCGACCCGCAGACGGCGAAGAACGCGCGGGAGATCGGCACCGCCATCGGGTTCATCGCGGACGAGGGCGCACGGCTGACGGGGACCGTCATCGCGGGCGCGCCCATCGCGCAACTCGCGACCGCCTACACCAGCCTGCTCGACATCAAGGACCGATTGACCGGGACGGCGCAGGCCATGTCGGCGGCGAACAACGAGGAATCCGAGACGCACCGCGAGCTGGCGCGGGCCATGACGGCGCATCAGATGGCGGTGCATGGTGTCGCGGATGCCGACGACGAACTGACCACCGCCGAGCGCAAGAAGGCCGAGGCGCATCACGACGCGATGGATGCGGTGCGCGACGAGACGGAGCGCGTCCTCCAGTACAAGGGCGTGCTCGACGCGGCCCGTGGTGGCCTGGCCGACTACCGCGACGAGACGGCGCGGGCCAACGAGGCGACGCAGAACTTCGCCCAGGAGCACGCGGTCGCCATCGGCAAGATGATTACG